AACACCTCTGCGGTCGAATGGCCGGTTGCCACGGGCACATGGGGCACGATTGTCGCAGTCGGTGTGTTTGATGCGTCAACGTCCGGTAATCTTCTAGCTTACGGTAATCTCGCTTCCAGCAAGACCATTTCATCGGGCGACGTATTCCGCATCCCGACCGGCGACCTCGACATCACGCTCACCTAATAGGCGGGCCGCATGGCAATCTCCCTCAAGCATCTTTTCCAGTCTGCCAAGACAGACGGCCCGGACAACACGATTGTCCAGCCGTCTGACTGGAACGATGAACACGTCTTGACCCAAGCGACCAATCGGTTGCTGGGGCGCACGACTGCGGGTGCTGGCGCGACGGAAGAGATTGCTCCCGGCACGGGCATCACTTTGTCTGCGGGCACACTGTCTGCGGATGTGACATCGGTCGCGGGTCGCACGGGCGCAGTCACGCTTTCAACAGCGGACATTTCCGGTCTGACCACAGGCTACGTGCAGAAAACTTCTGCGACGGGTTCCGCTTATTTGCCTGCGGGCACAACCGGCCAACGCGAAGGATCTCCGGCTGCTGGCTACATTCGCTACAACACGACCACGGGCAAGTTTGAGGGTTACGGCTCTGCATGGGGCAATATCGGTGGTGGTGCAGCCATTGGCGACACGCCCCCGGCAAACCCCGGTGCTGGTGATCTGTGGTGGAACTCCGCTGATGGCCGCATGTATGTCTACTACACGGATGCGAACTCGTCGCAATGGGTCGATCTCAGCGCGGGTGGCGCTGGTCAGTATTTGCCACTGACGGGTGGCGCGGTTACTGGGAATGTGACGGTCACTGGTAACGTAGGAATTGGGACAACAACACCAGACCGTAAACTTGTTGTGTCTGGCGCAAGTGCCACAGTTGGTGTCTATGCAACAAACGGAGCAAATCTTTCTATCGACGCTCCCGTTTCCGGTTTAGCTCAGATTGACGTTGCTGGCGCTAACGCTTTCCGCATCAATACAAACAGTCTTGAGCGTTTTCGCGTTGACGCATCCGGTCGCGTCACGATGCCTTATCAGCCTAGCTTTTCCGTTACAGGTCCATATAGCGGTGGTGTGTACAATATCTCTACTTCAGCGGGGGTAGGATACGTTATTTTATGGCAAGGTATAACTGTTAATAATGGCTCTTTTTACACCGCTGCAAACGGTAGGTTCACTGCTCCTGTTGCTGGGCAATATGTATTCCAACTTAGCATAGCAAATAGTGGTGTAACTAGCGGACCTGTCGGATACATCCGTAAAAATGGCTCTGCTTTTGCTGTATGTATTGGATACCAATCCGGCACTGGTTATAACACTGCGTCTGTTACGTCCGTTGTTACACTTGCTGCTAATGACTACGTTGATGCGTATTTTATCGCCTTCAACCAATCAGCAGCGATTGACTTGTCATACTCAAACTTTACTGGCTGGCTAATCGGTTAAAGGAGGCGAATGATGGCATTTGATTTCCCTTCGTCTCCCACAACGGGTCAGACGTATAGTGTCTCAGGCGGTCCCACCTACGTTTACAACGGGACGGCGTGGGTGGTTCTTACTCCCGGCAACCAGTTTAACCGCACTGTTTTTACTGCAACGGCTGGTCAGACCACGTTCAGCATGAACTACGTTGTCGGCGCGATTGATGTGTATCGGAATGGCGTGAAGCTGGTGAACACCAGTGATTTCACTGCGACAAACGGTACGTCCATCGTGCTGCTTAACGCAGCGACTGTTGGTGACACCATCGAAGTCATTAGCTACCCGATGATTACATACAGTGACGCTGTGAAGCGCACTGGTGATGTAATGACGGGCTCCCTTGCTATTAGGGACACTAGCCCGGCTCTTTATCTTCAGTCGTCTGCTGTCAATGATACCCGCGCTTTCTTTCAGTTTGACAGCGTAAATAACAACACCGTAATTGACAGCGATTATTCACTTTCGTTTAACACAAACAATATTGAGCGTATGCGGATTGACGTGAGTGGTCGCGTCACTATGCCGTATCAACCAGCTTTTACTGCTACTGCAACTGGAACAACGCAGGCTGCTGGAGTTCTTCAATTTAACAGCACATCTCTAAATATTGGAAACTGCTTCAATACTTCGACCTATCGTTTCACGGCTCCAATAGCTGGTAATTACTATTTTTATGTCAATACGATTGGCACAAGCGGGGATTACCAAGCAGTATCGCTGAATAAAAATGGGTCGCGTGTATCCGGCTTTGGCTGGGGCGGAACTCCTGCAAGCACAGAGTCTTCAGCAAACATCGCAATGATTGTGCAGTTGGCTGTTGGAGATTATGTGACCGCTAGTTGCAGCCGAAGTGCCTACAACGCTGGCTACAACCAATTCACTGGCTTTCTTGTCGGCTAATGGAGAAAACTATGACTGACTACACTATCACTCTCTCTGAGGCCGAAGATAAGGCTCTCAGCTACGTCGCCTACTCGCAGCAAGACTGGATCGACAACGCGGTCCACGAACGCTGCCGCATTGCCATCGACGAGATCGTTAAGATTTGCGTCGAGAAGTGCTTGGAGACAGGCACTCCTATTCCCGGCTCTAAGGACGAAATGGTCGAACTCGCCTTCCAAAAAGGATGGGTTGTTCCTGCAAAAGACCGTCCTACACCCGCTCCGCCCACGGAGGGCTAAATGACTAACGCAGTCAATCTGGCTTCAGCAGCGGGTACTGGGTTTGCGTTCCGCAATCGCATTATCAATGGTGATATGCGGATTGACCAGCGCAACAATGGCGCGAGTGTTGGTACATCCAGTGGCACCTCTGGCTATTCGTTGGACAGGTGGTTTTACGAAAACAGTCAGACTTCTAAGTTCACGATGCAGCGAAACGCTGGCGGCGTGACTCCTCCTTCGTATTTTGATAACTACTTGGGCGTCACCTCGTCGTCCGCGTATACCGTCTTGGCGTCTGACTATTTCCATATCGGACAACGCATCGAAGGCGTAAATGTCTCCGACTTGGGTTGGGGTGCGATTGGTGCATTGTCCGTTACGTTGTCGTTCTGGGTGCGGAGCAGTTTGACTGGCACATTTGGTGGTGCCATTCGCAACAGACTTGGTACGCGCTCTTATCCTTTCACGTTTACGATCACGAACGCTAATACGTGGGAGTTCAAAACCGTCACGATCCCCGGTGACACAACCGGCACTTGGGACAAGGACAGCGTTAGTGGCCTACAACTTACATTTGGGATTGGTACCGGTTCTACCTATTTGGCAGCGGCAGGTTCTTGGGCAGCGGGGAACTATATTTCCGCAACGGGTGCAACCTCCGTAGTCGGCACTAACGGCGCAACCTTCTACCTCACTGGCGTTCAACTCGAAGTCGGCTCTGTAGCCACCCCATTTGAGCGTCGCCCCTATGGGCAGGAGTTGGCGTTGTGCCAACGCTATTTTTGTAAAAGTAGCTCCTTAAATGTTGTTCCAGTAAATGGTGCCGCATATGCAACGGCAGGAATGTTTTTTTCTAGTGTCGCAGGGGCATATTTAACAACTGCGGCATATACCCCATTTATGAAATTCCCGGTAACAATGAGAACTGAACCGGCAACAATCACAATTTATAATACAAACCTTCCATCTCCATCTACTGCTGGGCAATGGTCTATTTTTAGCCCTTCTGGTGGGGTTTGGTATAATTGCAGTGTTTCAGTGCAATCTGTTACGCAAGAAGGATGGGCCGCAGCATTGGCCGGAAGTTGGGGCTCATCAGGCGGGTTGCCATTGTATGGTGCTTGGGCTGCGTCAGCGGAGTTGTAAATGGAACAGTACCAGCAACTTAGAAATGAACCAATGGGTGATATTAGCGTGTATGTGCGCCGCCTATCAGATAACGCTCTGATTAATAGTAAGACAAATGAAGAATATCTAAAATGGTTGGCGGAAGGAAATACGCCTTTACCACCAGAGGACCCAACTAAATAATGGCAATGGATGTCGCCTTCCAACCGGGCGCATTTGAACTTGATGCGTTCCAGATTTACACGGTGGTGGAAGGTTCCGCCGCCGTTAATGGCGCGTCCACTGTCTCCGTAGATGCCGTTCGCGTCCTCGACGCAATGGCCGAAAGCAATGCCTTCTCCAACGTGGCTTCTGCGGGGCAGATCGTCTATCTCGGATCTTCCGCCATCGCGGGCGCATCCTCCCTGTCCGTCAGCGGGCACATCATCTATCTCGACTCGGCTACTATTACGGGTGCGTCCAGCGTTGCTGCATCTGCCCTAGCAGTGTATATTTCTTCTGCTGCCATTAATGGCGCGTCCAGCCTTTCGTCCGCTGGGCAGATTGTTTACATCGGCCAGTCGGCCATCGCGGCCATTTCTGCGTTGTCCGTCAATGGCCGGAAGCTTTGGGAAGATGACGTTCCCTTCGCGGAAACATGGACCCTCAGTCCCGCTGCCGCTGAGACATGGACCACATCGACCCCTGCCTCCGGGACTTGGTCTACCACCTCCCCGGCTTCTGATATTTGGACCACCACCTCGCCTGCGAGCGAGATCTGGCAACAGGTGAACTAAGATGCCCGATTCATATACCCCAAATTTCAACCTGACCAAGCCGGAAGTGGGTGCCTCGACGGACACATGGGGCACGAAGCTCAACGCCGATTTGGACATCATCGACAGTTTGGTTGCGCCCAAAGCGTCACCAGCCTTCACTGGCACGCCAACTGCCCCGACTGCTACAGGCGGTACTAACACCACGCAGATTGCCACTACGGCTTTCGTAGCGGCGGCAATCGGTGCCATCGTCACAATCCCGTCCGGTGTCATCACCATGTGGTCGGGTTCGGAAGCGTCTATCCCGTCGGGGTGGCTGCTTTGCAACGGCACTAGCGGTACGCCAGACCTCCGCAATCGGTTCATTGTCGGTGCGGGTACAGGTTCGTCCTACGCTGTAGGAAACACGGGCGGTGCGAACACAGTCACCCTGTCCACCAGCGAGATCCCGTCCCACACCCACTCGTTCTCCGGCACGACCGGGGCAATGAACTCAAACGCTTCTCACTCGCACTCGGTCAATGATCCGGGCCATTCGCATAGTTACACTAGAGTGAATAATTCGTTTAGTGCCGGATTTGGTGAAGCGGGCGCTTATACTGACACAACTAGCGCAACCACTGGCGGATCTGGCACTGGTATCAGCATCAATGCCACTAACACTGACCATACGCACAACTTCTCCGGTACGACTGGCGCGGCTGGTTCTACCGGCGCGCACGAAAACCGTCCTCCATACTACGCGCTCTGCTACATTATGAAGGCGTGATGTTCACCGAACCGAAATGGCTCACTACCGCCCGCCGTCTGATTGGAACCAATGAGCAGGCAGGCAAGTCCAGCAACCCAATCATTCTCGGTTGGGCTGCTGCAATGTCTCCGTGGGTCAAAGATTTCTACACCGACGATGACATTCCGTGGTGCGGCCTGTACGTAGGGTATTGCTTGCAAACGAATGGGATCACGCCGCCGAAGGATCTCCTTGCTGCGCGTGCCTACGCAAAATGGGGCGAAGATTGCCCCACCGCCATTCCCGGCACGGTGCTAGTCTTTTCCCGCAATGGCGGCGGACATGTCGGGTTTTATGTTGCTGAAGACGAGCACCATTTCCATGTGCTTGGCGGCAACCAAGATAACACGGTGAACGTGACGCGGATTGCCAAGTCACGGTGCATCGCAAAACGCTGGCCCGAAGGGCAGGCTAAACCGTGGTTCGGGAAACCAGTCTGGCGTTCCGCGTCTGGCCCGGTTTCTACAAACGAGGCGTAAATGGCTCTCTTTCCAGTCAAACTGCCACCGGGTGTCGTGCGTGGTGCTACCCCGTATGAAAACCCGGATCGTTGGTGGGATGTCAATCTAATCCGTTGGCGGCAGGGGGTTCTTGAGCCCGTGGGTGGATGGGCGCGTATTAGCTCGTCCCCGATGGAAAGCACGGTGCGTGCGTTGCATGTCTGGAAAGACAATAACAATACTGAACGTCTTTTGGTCGGACAGGATGATCGACTGAAGGCGTTGGTTGACGGCACATATTACGATGTCTCGCCGCCGAACCTCGTCCCGCTTTATGACGCAGGTGGTGTCGGTTATGGCGTGAATGATTACAACGAAGAAGATTACGGCAATGCACGTTCAACGCCGTCCCTTCTTTGGCAGGCTGTTCCCGGAATGTGGTCCTTCACCAACTGGGGTGAAGATGTCATTTGCTTGGACAACATCGACGGTCGCGTCCTTTACTACGACGTAAGCACACCAACAGAAGATGTCCATCAGGTCGGCAAAGGGCTGATTTCTTCTGTCTCACGCACTTCTAATACGTCTACGATCACGGTGTCGCACCACCATGATTTTACACCGGGGCGTACTATCGTCATTGCGGGAACGACCGCTGATGGTGGGTCGTTCAACGGCACATTTACTATCGTCGCTACTCCCACACCAACCACATTCACTTATACACAAGGTGGCGCAGGTAACGTCGCAACGACGGCAAACACCGGCACAGCGACATTAAGCAATGTCATCAGTAATGCCGTGGCGGTTTTGACCACGCCAGAGAGGCATGTGATCGCCATCGGCGCGGACAATAACTCGCGTCGTATCGCTTGGTCCTCGCGTGAAGACTATACGGATTGGAACTACGCCAGCACCACGAACACGGCGGGTTACATCGACGTGGAAGCTACTTCCCCGCTGCGGACCATCGTGCCCGTGCGTGAAGGCTCATTGGTGTTCTCCGACACGGAAGTCTTCCTTGTCCGTTATGCGGGTCTGCCGTTCATTTATGTCGCGGAGCGTCTGGGTGAAACAAAGCTTATCTCCCCGATGGCGACAGCGGTTTTCGAAGGCAAGTGCGTCTGGTTCTCCGAAACAGGCTTCCGTCTTTATGAAGGCGGTACAATCGTCAACGTGCCTTGCTCCGTCATGGACTGGATCGTAAACGACACCAACTTCAACGCCGCTCGTCTCAGGAACTTTGGTTGCTGGAACGGTGCATTTTCGGAGGTATGGTTCTTCCACCCATCCGAGAACAGCAACGAGTGCGACCGCTACTCCATCTGGAACTATGCAGAAAACTGGTGGTCGTTCGGCTACCTTGAGCGCACCGCCATGTCCCCCGCCGCAGAACGTGACCGCCCACTCATGGCGGGATCGGACAACCATATCTACGACCATGAATATGGCTGGTTGGCTGCGGGTCTGACGCGCGTTGGGACAGTTTGGGCGGAAACCGCACAACTGGGCCTCGGCCCGCCGTCCGACCGGGGTATTGAGATCACGCAGTTGATGCCAGCCAACGCCGAAGGTACGGCATCAATGCGCTTCCGGTTCTATGGCCGACAAACACCGGAAGGTGCAGAGCGCACATACGGTCCGTACGTTGTCCGGACAAATGGCTATGTAGACACGCGCATTTCCAGCCGCGACGTGCGGATGCGGATTGAAGCAAACCAAGACATCTTCTGGTCCTTGGGGACCATCCGTATGGACATTGCAGAGGGGCCGCGACGGTGATAATCTATCTTCCACCGGCCCCTCCTTCCTACAGTTCTGGGGCTTTTAACCAGATTATTGACGCGCTCCGCCGTGCGTTCCAGCCTGCCGTAAGCCAAAGCGAAGCTAGTCCTCGCCTTCTACTGCAAGCGCCTAACGGGACGGTGTATGAGGTAACGGTTGATAACGCTGGTGTCCTTACAACGGCAATCAATGACGGTAAGATCCGAGACATCTAAGGCGGCGTTATTCAAAAAGATGGAGAAGGCTCTCCGTCTCATGGGTTCGACCCACACTCTTGAGGACGTGGTCGATGCGCTGAAGAAGGGGGAGATGCAACTGTTCTATAACGACCGGGCAGTTGTCATCACTGAGATCGCGGTCAGCCCGCGTAGAAAGTTTGCAAACGTGTTCATGTCCGCCGGGGAACTAAACGGCGTGATTGAACTCAAGGGCCAGCTTGTGAAGTGGGCCAAAGATAATGGGATTGAATTTGCTCGGGCTGCGGTCAGACCGGGTTACGAGAAGTACCTAAAGGACGCTGGTTGGAAGACTAAGATGGTCCTGATGGACTTCGATCTAAAAGGAAACTGACATGGGCAGCAAAGCTCCCGCAACCACGACTACGGTGCAGAAAACGGAACTTCCTCCGTGGTTGGAAGATATCACGAAGAAGAACCTTTCGATTGCGGACGAAATTGCAAGCCAGCCTTATCAGGCATACGGCGGCAACCTTGTTGCAGGCTTT